CCTGGGAGGGCGGTACCCGTGTGAAATTTTTCGGGTCCCCCCTGGCTATAGCTTTTTCGTCAATGATTTCAGGTACTTACCCCATACTTTGTACATCGATAAAACCAGAAAAAGAAAGAGAATAATATTTTTTTACTATGAAACTGTGGTGTTCTTATGCCTGTTCTGCTTGGTGGGCTCTCTCGGCTCTCTCTCGCTTATCCCAGCACCATCCAATGTATGGTGGATGGCTGCCTCTCGCTTCTCTCGCGCTTCTCTCGCTTAAATCCGGCGAGCCGGATAACACAAGTATCCACCATACACTGGATGGTTAAGGTCTATCGGCATACCGTCCAAGCCAATGCCTTTCAAGAAGCCACGGTGCTCTTCAAACTTCTTGTCGCTATTGTGGCAGTGTATACACAAAGACTGTAGCTCACCAATCCTGAAGGCATCCCAATTGCCTTTGTGCGGAACAATATGGTCTGCTATCTCAGCTGCTACATACTGTTTGCGCCTAGCGCAGAAGCGGCAGAAAGGCTCCATGCGCAAATGGTGCTCCACTCTATGCTTCCAGGACCGTAGCCCATACCACTCACTTGGAGGTTGCTTGGAACGTACAACCATCAATCGCGCCTTACATCGTAATCGCCCAGGCCAACGGTTAGGCCAGTTATTTTCCACTGGTCAAAGGTTGTAGGCAGCCCAGCCAGCAAAACCACCCTAGCGTCCCGCGGACAGCCTTTCTCCTGCATACAGCGCTCAAGAACCCGCCGCTCCGAGCGCACAAACGACACATGATGATGCTTACGGCACAATATCCATTGCAGAGCGTCCGCACCCAATGCCCAATCGCCCCAAACGGTAATTTGCGAGTTGTGATGCACCATCAGGCGCCAACCTGCTTGACATCCCCTCTCGCTTTATACTTGGCGAGCCAAGTTATCATGACCTGCCTCCGAGTCGCCTCTCGCTTTTTATTGTCTCGGCGAGCCGAGAAACTAACAACTTTTCACGCCTACGGCCTTTTTGCACACGTTCTAATGAACAGTGCAAATCATTGAAATCACAAGGCTATTTGGCCAGTTGTTATACTTCGGCGCAGACCAAATTGCCGTATGGCACACTCACAGTTCCAAGCGCCAGTCGTACCAGTTCAACGTTGCGGCGCTTTAGCCCTTGGTATGTTCCGACTTGACCCGTCAACGCTCCCAGCGTAATGCGGACACGCTGTCCACGTCGGAAGCGCGGCTTACTCGGAAGCTGAATGAAACCGTCCTTGTCTTCGTGCTGGCGTATGTGCAATAGTTGATCATCAGGAACCAGCGCCGGTTGCTCATCATCAGAACGCAAGAGCTTACTCACGCCGTAAACCTTCCTGATCTCGCTGTGGTCTCGGCGAGCCGAGTGGTCTGGAGCGGCGAACACATAGCGCGGGAATAGCAACGTGCGCGGGTTACGCAGCCGCGGGAGGTAGACCTCAAACCCGTTTTGCTGGAGCGCTCGCTCAACGCGTCGTTCATAGTTCGGCCAGGTCACAGCTACAGCCCAGCAATCTGCCATGTTATGATGTTATCGCTCCAAAACCAGTCCAAAGTAAACACCTTTAATCGCTCCCCCAGCCAAAAAACGTGGCGAATTTGCTCAGCCAAAAAACGGGGCGAATTCACTCCAAATTCGCCTCAAGCAAAAAAAAACGGGCGAATTTGCTCCACAGCCAAAAACGGGGCGAAAGAACCTATTCATCACCCTATTGAAAAAAACATCAGTAAAATATGAAAGTCCATAGCTCCAAAAATAGGTCAAATAGGAATAATAGGGTTAAAAAACTCTACTACTATTGAGAATGCTTCCTCGTACGCGTAGCTTTACCGTAACCTATTGACCCTCTTTAACCTCTTCATTTTACATCCGGTTTGTAGGAGCAATATGCGGCAGTCCAGCCAGGCAAAATTGTTTGGTGCTGATTTTGAGGGGGAGTACTTTGATCCACCAGCCGTCTTTGATCTGGTCTCTGAGGTTCATCAATGTACGACCAAGATGTCGCCCATCAATCCGGCCACGGTTAGTCATTAAATCCCGTAGCTCCGGATGCTTATAGCGCGGGCCAAATTGGGTGCCCTCTTGTTCTTCAGCCAGCTTAACGCAAAGCGCCACGTCAAACCTTTCGTCCGTTGAAAAGTGTTTTTTCAAAACTTCAATCACCTGACCTAGTTGTTCTTGTTGTGGATCCATGCCAATCATTTCTTCCATCGAGCCGAATGGATCGGACATATCGAGCCATATCAAGGCTTGTTGGATCAACTTTGACCATCGCTCGAAGCCTGCCACCCGTTTCATTTCATCTGACATCGGTGGCGGAGATCCCGCGCATTTAAATGCGCGGATGATGGTGAAGACCGCGGCAATGTATTCACCACGATTGGTTCGTACACGTTCTAGCGGATTGCAGTTGAACTCCCGCTCCTCTGGCTTCTCAGTCTGGGTATTGAGCCTGCACGTTGCCGCTCGGAACACAAGGTCAGAGCTGAGCAAGATATTGTTTCCATTCAAGAAGACGGTCGTCGCTCGACAATCGCATAGCGCCTCTTCGTGTTTTCCCAGCTTACGCACATGCATAATACCTTCAGTACTCAATTCTGCTAGTCGCTCGCTTTCAATCACCATACCATTCGGCAGATTATTGAAATGCATAATGGAGCGTCCCGCCATAGCGGAAGCTTCAACGCGTTTTTCAAGTTCTTCCTTCTTGAAAGAGCCGCTGGTGGGAACAGGAATATGGCCTGTGGCAATTATACCGATGGTATTGACAAGAAAGCTTTTTCCTGTACGGGCCTTGTTTGCTGTTACAACAAATAGCGGCACTGCGCTTTGAAAAGCACCACGCGCTACCGTCGTCATTATCGCAGCTAAAGCAACGGAGCGCGACACCGAGCGCCGCGATTGTTTTACCTCCGTCGTCTCATTCCAATCCACTGGCGTTTCATTATCAAAGGGAAATTCCTGCAACAGGTCATTCAGTTTAGCTAATGCGTTCAGCGCATCATCTTTGTTTGGATTGTTTGGTATCGAAGGCAACTTGATATTATCTGAAGGCTTGTACCAAAGCTGCGTTTGTGGATCGTATCCTGGCTCAGTCAATAATGAGCCGTCCGGTCGCATTGTTGGACTGGTGATGATGCCGATGATTGAAGGCAAGATATAGTGATGCGCATTCAGCAATCCTTTGATAATCGGCGGAGGCGGATCGATATTGCGCCAATCTCTTGCTCTGGCATCATATCTCTGGAATATCACAGCATTGTGAGCGATCATATCAGCTAGTTGGATCTCATTAAAATGCTCTAGTTCAGAAACCAGCACATTTCGCTCATCAGCCTTCTGCCAGTGCCATAGTGGCTGCACCAACCGCATTCCGCGCACATACACTGGACTATTTGTCTCGATCAGCGAGCGTTCCGTTTCCCGCCAATATTTATCATTGTCAGCTCCAATGTTTACAATCCGGATAGTGCGGCGCGTCACTGCTGGTGGAGCGTTGACGGTGGCCATTATAAATCGTTTGATATAATGTTCTCCACCATTAGCCGCTACGTGTTTGAAGATAGCGCAATTGTTGAAATTTGGATCAATGCAAACCTTGATTATAACATCTTCATCAACATTCCTTTGTAGCGCAGTTTCAATAAACGCAACAAACAGCGCATTAGAGGCTTCGCCTTTCAATTTGATTAGTCCCAAAACCTCTTCTGGCAGGGAGCGGATGGCCTGTTGCCAGTTCAAATTGATGATGTTATCGCTTTCATCAGTCATCTTCATACTCCGCGTTCTGATAGTTTTGTTCCATTTTAGTTATCAACTTGCGATCCAGCTCACTCAACCACTCCGGACTATTCCTCATAGCAAGATGATGGAGCGTTCCATATCCAATATTGTTAGGCGGCGAGCTGGCCATCTTGCGCCAGCGCTGTCGCGTCGCGTTCATGTTATACTTACCACTGCGCTGCAGCCATTTATCCCATATCGCAAATCCGCGTGACGATCCATTTGTAGCGGTGAAGATTGCCATGCCAACATTGTTGCGTGTGTGCCAGTCCAACGCAGTTGAAATAGCATCGACCGTCGCCGCTACATAATCTTCATTTAGCAACCCAAAGTCCTCTTCAATAGCGCTTCGCCTATTCCGCCTCACCTCGCTGGACACCAGCTTGATCAACCAATATGGCGCCTTCGCCGGAGGTTCATTAACAACCCACTTATACACCCCATCGCTTCTGATTGATGGCGGAGCGATCACCATCCCACCTTCGCCGCGGATATCTACGCCAACGCCCAGTATTTTCCCAGTATCATTCTTCACTTCTAATCCACTAGGCGGGTAAGTGAAATAATAGTGTCGCGATCCGCTGGGCGATATCGCCAGACGCGTGAGCGGGAATTGGCCTTGCTGCGATGTCCACACCGCCAGTGCCGCTTCGCCATCGACGCCGTGGGCCGCGGTATCGGTCTCCACGACGAATATTTTGTTATCGCGGCCGGTGGGCAATCCAATATTGGCGTCGGGCCAGCGCGCCCAATCGCGTCTTATCTCAGTCTCGTCACGCGTCGCTCCCCAGCGCACGCCACTATAGTTGCGCGCGGCCTTGTACGACATTTTGGATCCTGGCGGAGCGGGGAAGACCGCCAGTCCAACGCGCGCATAGGCTAGAGCCGCCGCCAGCATCGTGGTCATCACGTGCGGCCTTGTGTCTTAGTTATGGGAGCTTTGGACGTTGTTCCGAGAGGCTAGCGCCCTTACCATCGATAAGTAAAGTACCAAATCCGGCCGGACGGTAACCCTTTACCTTGTACCATAAAACATTAGTAAAATCAAGCACTTATACAAAGATAAAAAAAATCGGTTGAGTGAAAAACTTTTCGCTTTCTTTTTTTCTGGTTTGGGAGTATTGATCGATCTGGCCTTGTTTCGAGTCGCAATCGCAAGGCCAACTTAGGAGGCTGGATCTTTTCAGGTTGTACCTCCCTGTCGAGTATAGGTCCAGCCTCCACTTTTCCCCTTGAGTCAAGTCAAATACCCGGCTCGCCGGGACAATAGCGAGAGCTGGATATAGCTTTTTGTTGTCTGATGAGAGTGATACCCGGCTCGCCGGGACAATAGCGAGAGGCTAGCTCTAGCCGTGTGCGCGAGTGTGAGCGCACGCCGCACGTGAGATAATACTCGGCTCGCCGGGACAATAGCGAGAGAAATTGATGGACGAGAGCGATACAATCCAAACAGTAGCGCGCGAACGCGTCGATTTGCTACGCCAGACGGCTGCAGAGCTACGCGATTTAGATATAACGATCAAAGAGCTTGAAGAACGGCTGGAACTAGCAAAGAGACAGATGCGTGAGCTTCAATTTGAGACGCTACCAAACATGATGGATAACATCGGCATGGACCGCATAGGCCTTCCGGCCAAGGACAATATGCCGGCTTATGATCTTATCCTGGAGCCTTATATCTACGCTAACATCGCGGCCAATTGGCCGCCTGAAAAGCGCGCAGCGGCATTCGCAGCGCTGGAAGCCTCTGGCAATGGCGATTTGATCAAGACCCAATTGCGTATCAATTTGGCGCGCGGCGAGCACGAGCTGGCCACCGCCATTGTAGACTTTCTGCGATTACAGTATCAGATCGATCCTGAAGTGGCCGAGACCGTCCACCACCAAACGCTGACCGCTTGGCTAAGAGAGCAATTCGCAAATGGCGGAGAGATACCAGACCTTGAAACTATCGGCGCGCGCGTGGGGCGCATCGCTGAGCTCAAGCCACGTAAGGATTGACAAATATGCGTAACTATGGACTACAATTGCGTGACAACTACCCGGCTCGCCGTGGCAAAAGCGAGAGCGAATGCGAGCTGAGGCGACGCACCGCGTCGAGCACCCTTGATATAAAACTATGAACTACAAAATTGTGTGACAACAAGCAAAGGGTGGGATATTCTCTCCTGCAACCGCGATGGCAACGGGCAAGTGTTCAAGGCACTACAAGGCCAGGTTTGGCTCCCACCCTTGCTCGCTGGACACAGCGAGTATTAGCATTGGCCATGAAACCTAGCAAGCCATCAAATAAATACCCGGCTGGGACAAAAGCGAGAGGCCTTGTCCAGCGAGCAACGCCGGGACAACAGCGAGAGTGTGGAAGAGTACAAGATGACTGGCTATGATGATGATTGAATATCTCCTGGTGCTCCACATCTGTAACAATTATGACGGCGATTGCGTCTGGCGCAGCGCTGGACGCTATCGCTCCGAGCGGGCCTGTGTCTTACAAGGCCTGGCCGCGGAACCGCCTGGCAGCCAGTTCAAGTGTGAGTTGAGTTCAACAGAGTTGATACCTTTGCCACGTCCAAGACCAATACTCGGCTCGCCGAGGCAATAGCGAGAGTACAAGGCCTGGCCACGGAACCGCAATGATGAAGCAACACCAAGAAGAAAAATTGAACAGCCTGTCTATGAGGATATCCAAATCAATTGAGGGCGAGGATTTGTTAGATATCGCGACGGTATGCGCTCGTTTAGTTGCCTTTGCCATCAATGAGTCATATGACAGTAAAGAACAAAAATTCGAAACACTAGGCTTGCTGATCGAGTTCATGCGTAAGGATCTGCATAGGTTTTGTAATAAAGATAAAGGAGAGCCAAATGGCCAAAGCCAAAGAACAACTCACTAAAGAAAACAGCAATGATAACCCGGCTCGCCGGGATAACAGCGAGAGAGAAGAAAACCAGCAAGAGTTAATGCTCGCCAATGACGAAACTCGGCTCGCCGAGACAACAGCGAGAGCGGCTGACGACCAGCCAGTGGATATGGAGGAGCTGGAAAAGTATGCCGACCAGGGCCTGAGCAAGTCGGCCGCGGATAATCTCGTTCCGCTGATTTACATTCTGCAGAAGGGCTCGCCGCAGGTTGACGATAGCAATCAGAGTTATCTAGATGGAGCCAAGGCGGGCGATATCTGGCTACGCAACGCGCCTAATCCGCTTATTAAGAGTGACGATGGTCTCTTGTTCCAGCCTTGCTATTTTGAGATCAGCTGGCTGGAGTGGATCCCACGCGAGCGCGGAGGCGGTTTTGTCGCGCGCCATCCGAACTTAGCCAAAGCGGAGCAGTGCCCTATCGCGGACATTATCGTTAGCAAAGACCCGCGCAATCCAAACAAGATCAAATATACCCGACCCAACGGCAATGAAGTCATTATGAACCGCAACCACATTGGCTACGCGCTGAACAACGGTATGGCGCTGCCGTACGTTATCCCAATGAGCGGGACTGGCCACACTACCTCGCGCACCTGGATGATGGTCATGAACCAGAGGCTAACCGCCTCCGGTAAAAGCGTCCCCAGCTGGGACGGCATCTACCGGATGCGTACCCGCCCACGCACAAACCAGATGGGAACCTGGCATATGTGGGAGATCAAGTTTGAGCGGCGCGCGAGTAAAATTGAGTTCATTCGCGGGAAGACCTTGCACGAGGCCTTCCTGAGCGGCGTTCAGGCGGCTGAAACTCCGCCTACTGTTGAAGACCACGCTGACGCTGACAATCCGATGTAAAAAAACAAGAGAAAAGAAAATGGAGCTAGCGCATGCTTTCAATTGTCGGGGCCGGAATGGCGGGACTGCTTGCGGCGAACATGCTTCACAGGATGGAGCCGGTGGTTTTTGAGCGGCAAGCAACACTGCCAAATAATCACACCGCGGTCTTGCGCTTTCGCAGCACCAAGGTGGCGGACGTTCTTGGCATACCGTTCCGGAAGGTGACGATGATCAAGAGCGCAGTTGCCTGGGGCAATCCGATAGCGGACGCACTCGCCTATTCCTTCAAGGCGACCGGCCAGTACCGGAGCGATCGCTCTATAGTCTCTGGCACTGTAGTAGACACCCGCTACGTGGCGCCAGCCGACTTGATTATGCGCATGGCCGGGCAAATCCCTTCGGATGCTATTCTTCTTGATCGCGAGTTTGACTTTGACAGCGACTGGACACAGCCGATCATTTCGACCATCCCGATGCCGCGGTTGATGGAGATACTGAAATATAGAGGACCGCAATTCCGCCATCACAGCGGCCGCAACATCCACGCGCAAATAGCGGACTGCGATGCCTACGTTTCGCTGCTGATTCCAGACCCGGCCAATCCGATAACCCGCATCAGCATCACCGGTAGCGAAGCGATCATCGAGAGCGGTGAAAGCGATTGGAGCAACATAGGTATCATCACCAGCGCTAGCGCGCTGCTAGGGATCCCAGAGGATAAGTTTAGCTCTATCACCGTTCACCAGCAGCCCTACGCGAAAATTCAACCAATTGATGATAACATCAGGAAGGATTTTATGTATTGGGCCACTGACCACCACGGTATCTTTTCGCTAGGCCGCTTCGCGACTTGGAGGCCTGGGCTGTTGGCGGACGACATGGTACAAGATGTGACACGAATATCTGGTTGGATTAACGACCGCTATAGTATGGCGAAAGCACGATGAATTATTTTTTGATGCCCGGCTCGCCGGGACGACAACAGCGAGAGGAAGGTGGTCCCGCGCGCGCACTGGCCGATCTCAGCAACGATTAACCCGGCTCGCCGGGACAACAGCGAGAGGTGGCGCTCATCGTTCCACAACATCATGGAGCAAACCAACAATCCGGCTCGCCGGGACAACAGCGAGAGTGTGAGCGCGAGCGGACGACACCCGGCTCGCCGGGACAACAGCGAGAGGTTCGGGAATTAGCGCGAAAGGATCTAACCCGGCTCGCCGGGACAACAGCGAGAGAAGGTTCAGCGAGAGGGGGCCGCCGCTCGGGTCATGCCTGGGGCAGCAACCACCAACCCGGCTCGCCGGGACAACAGCGAGAGAGCAGCTCACGGTTGGCATAGGTACGTTAATGCTAGATAACAACGATAACCCGGCTCGCCGGGACAACAGCGAGAGAACGCCATGTTGGCCGGAACACAACCAGGCTCGCCTGGACAACAGCGAGAGAGTCCGAGCGGAGCCAGGCGCCGGCAGCCGCAACATCACTGTCTTCCGCCGGTACATATTTCAAATTTACCCGACTGAAGAACAAAAATGCCAGCTGCATACCCAACGCCGCATGATGGCGCAGTTGTGGAACGCATTTTTGCAACGCCACGAGGACATTTGGCGGCGCACTAAGGGTCAACGCGGCGTCCTCCACAGCGAGGACAAGGCGAGCTATTCATTCTTTGACATGACCAGCGAGGTTACCCAGCTACGGCATGAGTGTCCGGAGTGGGCTGCGCTCTCGGTTTGGTCGCCTCATCGTATTGCCAAATCGATGGATGAGGCCTTTAGCGCTTTCTATCGCCGCGCGCGGGCTGGCGCCGGAGCACGCGCAGGCTATCCGCGCTACCAGCGCAGCGAGGACGGCCGACGCATACCCCACGTACACAATCCAACAGCGACTAAAGGCGTCAAAAAGAGTAGCAGCGGCAGCGGCTGTCGGTTGGAGCCGGTTTCCGAACGCAAGCGAACGCAGAATTGGCGATTAACGCTCAAGGGAGTGAACGGATCAATCCACGCACGCGGACGGTTTCCGCTTGATAATGTTATTTGCAAAAACGCAGACGTTCTTTGGCGCAACAACAAGTGGTGGTTCTCGATTTGTGTAGAGATGCCACCGCGCAGAGAGCCCGGCACCGGGAAGATCACAGTAGAGTTTGACGGTCTAGATTGTCTCGCGCGCGTATCAGGTGAACCGGAAACACCAGAGGGTCTGTTGCGTGCTCACGATTTGACTGAGATAATTGATGAACTCAAATCAGAGCGCGACCAACGCTGGCCACGCCGCAGCCCGCGCGATCCAGATTGGGTTGAGGCCAACCAAGAGATCAGCAGCCTATCGGCGCGTAGCGCGCGGATCCGGCGCGACGCCCTCCACGTGTGGAGCACTAGGCTCGTCAGCCGCGCCAAGGATCTGACCATAATAACGCCAAGGGTCAGCGATCACGTTGTCTCTCCGCACGGTGACGAAAAGCAATGGGGAGCGGCTACGGACACAGTATCGGAGCTCAACCGTAATGTTTTATCCATGGCGCCTGCTGCTGCTGTTGCGATGTTGACCTACAAGGCAGAGGAGGCAGGCATTCGGTGCGACATCGTTGAGGAGACAGCACCAGCTATCGCAATCGGCTCTGTATTAGTTGACACAGGCCGCAAGCTGCGCAATACCGCACGCAAAACCCGACTCGCCGGGACAGCAGCGAGAGGAAAGGGAGAGGCGAAATGACAATATCCAAGAGCCAAGTCGCATTGATCCATCCCACGATCAAGAGTGAGATGGATTTGCTCAATCGATCAGTCGAGATGGCTGAGGCCGCTTTCGACGCTATAACGACTGGCGCGGCCGAAGCAAAAAATTGCAATGTAATGCTGGGCGCGGGGCGAGTGTTGCAGGGCGCAGCGCGGCAACGCTTAACGCAACGTTTGGCTGCTGGAAGGCTGATACTGTTGGAGGCCAGGATTGTTGGTGGAGAGGAGACCACCTAATTACCCGGCTCGCCGGGACAACAGCGAGAGCAGCGCCCCATCCAGATGATGAGGGCCAGCCGCATTTCCCGGCTCGCCGAGCATCAGTGAATGTGGGGACGATGACACATGAAAGCATTATCTGATCAGGGCCCAATCAGCTATGAAGTTCACTGGCGCTTCATCGGCTGGAGCAGGGTAAGAGTATCTCAAGTGCGGGCTCTAAATCAGCGCTGCGCAAAGGATCAGGTGTGGCTGCATCATGTTGAAGCGTCGCGACTGAGAGATCAAATCGAGTTTCTTGAAGTAAAGGAGATGATGGGCTAACCTGAGCTTTGAAACTACCCGGCTCGCCGGGACAACAGCGAGAGAAACGAGGGAGCTCGCGGCACACGATGAAACTACCCGGCTCGCCGGGACAAAAGCGAGAGCCAGGGCCGGCACGAAGATGAAACTACCCGGCTCGCCGGGACAACAGCGAGAGAGGGCCGAGAGAGCTGGTGCGTAAAGCGTGAGTGAGATGAAACTACCCGGCTCGCCGGGACAACAGCGAGAGGATCGCGTAGGCAAGCGCTAGGTCAAAAGATGAAACTACCCGGCTCGCCGGGACAAAAGCGAGAGGTGAGATGAAACTACCCGGCTCGCCGGGACAAAAGCGAGAGGGAACGACACCGCCGAAGACTACACATGACCTAACACCACACACTCACAAAGGAGCTGTTCTATGAATATGACGGGAAGAATGTCGAATAAGCGAACCGACTTAACCATTCTCGATAAAAAGCTTTGGGAATGGACGGGCCAGAATAAGGAACGCGGCTGGTATCCTAATCACATCGCCCACAACTTGTTCTCCAAAGAAAGCCTGATTAACATTCAGCGTAAGAACGAAAGAAGCCATTGGGCGCTGAATGCCAAAGCCTTGAGCGATGCCTTAGCTGCGGAGCAGGATGGAAGAGTGATACAGACCTATGTTCGATTGGCAAATCCAGATGGGTCTTTTGTGACGCAGGAAACCTCACAGAACGTTTGGCGACGGCTACAACATACACCAACACATCAAGGCCAGTATGGCGCATATTGGTGGATCGATCAAGACTTTAATCCTCACGATACCATCAATCCGCTGGAAAATCAATTTCCATTTTGAGGGTAGCCAGAGTGAACGTACACGTACAAGGAAACGGCGCGAATGCACCCCCTACTCAGGTCCAATAACTGAGGAGATTATCAACGCTGCTCGTCGTGTCGTCACTAAATGGACTGAGTTACTACAACAAATGGAGAGAGAGTTATGAGAAAAACACCCCGAGCCGGTGGCGTCCCTGTGTAATGAAGGTTCAGCTCATAGATTACACAGGCGCAGGAACCAAAAGTCCATCCGACTACGCCGCGCGGCTATTGATCTACGCCAAGTCTACCCGGCTAACGCAGGGCAGCGTCCTGCGCTCCATCATTGAGGTTATGCCCAAGACCGAGATTGATCGCGAGCTAGAGGCTATCTCGCGAACCATCCGCTCATCGTGGGAGTTCATTAGCTATACTTGGCAGATCACAGGCGTGACGCGGGCCTTTACTCATCAATTTGTTAGATCACGCCACGCTAGCTTCGCGCAACAAGCTATGCGGGTAGCGGATATGAGTATTTTTGATACTCTGGTTCCAGACACTGTCAAAGCGGCCGGTAAGGATAAGCTGTGGGAGCTGACGATGGGAGTGATCGCGGAGAGCTACAAGGAGCTGCGCAAGGCTAGTGTTCCGGCGCAGGACGCGCGCGGTCTTTTGCCAACCAACATCCTGACTAACATCGTAGCTAGCTTCAACTTGAGAGCGTTCGCGGATCTGTGCGGTAAGCGCGACAACCCGCGGGCTCAAGACGAATATTCTAAGGTTGTAAGAGCTATGAAGGTGGAGGTGTTGGCGGTACATCCTTGGACCGATATCTTCCTTAGTCCGCCGCGGACGGAGACGCCACACCTGGACAAGCTATTGCGCGACGCATTAGGCAACCGCAGTCCGGTGGACGCTCCGGAGATCAACGATGCGCTCAAGGACGTAGATAGGCTGAAGGCGACTTGGGGGTAATGCAATACGTCTTTCACACACGCGTAGTTAAGCTGGAGCAAAAGAGTAAGCTGCTCCGCTCAATCAAGGCCAAGGATGGCGAGATCCACAACGAGTATGAAAATATGGGATGGTATGTGCTGCTGGACGGGATGCTAGATAGCATCTGGATCTCGATGGAAAAGCCAGATCTGGAGATCAACCAGAAAGTCAAGTTTACCATAAGCACTGAACCATGATCATCATCACAGATATTGACGGTACGCTCGCGCAGTCCAGCTGGCGCGATAATCTGAAGGGCAACTGGGAGGAGTATCACGCCGCCAGCAAAGACGACCAACCTAACAAGGCCATGGTCGAGCTGCTCAATGAGCTATCTGAGGGTATCCGCATCGTCTGTATCACAACGCGACCGGAGCGTTGGCGTGGCTTAACTAACAAATGGCTAATCCGGCACTGGATCAAGATCCCAGAAATGATCATGCGGCCTAACGATGACTTTCGCCCTTCGCCAGCTTTAAAGGCAGCCTTGGCCGAGACCTATCATTTGTGTAGCAAAGACCAAAAGGTATTGGCCTTTGACGACCGGGCGGACGTTCGTGCGGCGTATCGCGCGTTGGGCTTCTTTACTGTCGAGCTGCCATGGTGAACATGAAACCGTGAGCTGTACACATGAGCCAGATTGTTATAACTGGAACTACCTCAGGGCTTGGCAGAGCCATTGTCAAGGTTATGAAAGAGGACCATGAAATATTTGAATGGTCAAAACCGAACGTTGATGTAGCTAGTTTTGATTCTATCGAAAAGGCAGCGGATAAGCTACCAGAGCTTATTGACATAGTGATCAACTGCGCTGGCGTCAACTTCATCGATTATCTTCCGAATTTGACAGAGCAAGCTTGGGACAATGTAATGGATGTCAATGCCAGGAGTATCTTCCTAATAACCAAGCTGCTACTCCCCAAGCTACGCGGTGGAACGGTGCTCAACATAGTCTCTAACGCTAGCCGCATTCCGATGACCGCCTCGCTTGCCTACAACGCCTCCAAGGCTGCGGCGCTGATGGTGACCAAACAGCTTGCACGCGAGCTGATCAAGACCCACAACATAACTGTGTTCTCTGTCTCACCCAATAAGCTCAGCGGTACGTTCATGTCGAGCTATATCGAGAAGCGGGTGATGGAGCTACGCGGCTGGACAGCAGAGCAAGCGAGCAAGTATCAACTTGACGCGTTACCAGCGGGCGAAGAAACGGATCCAGACACGTTGGCAGAGTTCATCGCTTTTTTATTATCGAGTAAACAGCGACACAAATACCTAGCCGGTTGCGATATCCAATATGGGGGACCATAAATGCGCATCGATCAAGTAAGCTACTATTGCGCCACCGACAGGAACGCCGAGAAGCTAAAGCAAGATCTTAAAATTGCGGATGACCGTTGGATCAAGGATACTGTAACCGCTACCTCTCGCGTCTTGCTCAACGGTACAGTGAAGCACGATATCAATATCGCGGAGCTGCAATTTGCCTATGATTTAGGTATGGAGCTAGAGATCATTCGCTATATCAGCGGACCGCACTGGCACCAGACCAACGAAAATTATAATTCAAACTCGCCATTTCTCAGTCACATTGGGGCACATCTCAATGACGATGAAGATTTTCCAGAGGTTTCCTGGCCGCTGGTACAGGAGACGGTGACCGCATCTCACACTTCAAAGTTTCTAACCGATCCAATCAGCATCGGCTACCGTCGCCGCTACCACTACCGCATTTATCGGCTAGGTCCAGGCAACTACCTTAAATTCATCCGCCGTCTACATTTCGTCAAACAGCAGGAAACGAAATGGGCGCTGACGTAGAAAGCGTATTGCGTGAGGCCGCAGCGCTCCACTTAGAACGCGCCGCAACCTACCGCGACAACCACGAGCGGTTAGCGAAGATGCTGGCTGCGCTATTTCCAGACGGTATCACCCTAAGGATCGCGGAGGATTATGCCCGTTTCCTTTTGCTGGCTTTGGAGCTAGTCAAATTGACCAGATACGCGGTACAATGGGAACATGGCCACAATGACTCTCTCCACGACGCAATCGTATATCTTGCAATGCTTGCAGTGCGAGATGGTGCGAGAGCTGACATCGTTAATCGAGATCCAAATGGATGAGATAGTTTTCGACGGCGTTACGCTACCACGTCCCAGTACAGTTGGTCGCGGAGCGTGGATGACATTCTGGGAAAACATCAAGAATTTGAAAGATGTTCTTGATGAGATTGAGGAGGTAGACTTTGATGATGAAGAAAATAGTCCATGAGCTAAAGGCGGAAGATTTCATACTTGATGAATGGAAAGATATGAGTAGATTTCCGCAAGACGACACTGTAGTTGAAGTGCGCGAGCGCGTTGGCGGTCCTATTGCGCGAGCACAATGGAATGCGCATCTAAGAATAGTCGAGATCATCAGCGGTCCAATTGTTCACATGGTCGAATGGCGCTACATTATATAAAATACTCGGACAACAGCGAGAGCAGTTCGGCGATGCGGACGCGATATGATCGCCCTTATTCTTGACACTGAGACTACCGCGCTAGTCGCTAACCGCTCTATGGCAGATAGCTGGTTGCCAGAAATTATTGAGATCTACGCCGAGATGGTTGACCTGGCGAACGACAACAGCATCGCCTATCTACATCACCTAATAAAGCCAGCTAAGCCTATTTCAGAAGAGATCACAAAGATCACAGGCATAGACAACGCCACAGTCGATAAACAACCAAGCTTCAAGGATATAGCTCCGATCATTATCGAGATGATCGAGAAAGCCCCAGCTGTCATAGCTCACAATGCGCATTTCGACTGCGAGTGCCTGGACATTGAGGCTTCGCGGATTGGGCTGGAGATCAAATGGCCGCGCACCATCTGTAGTGTGGAGCAGACCGTTCATCTTACCGGAAGGCGGCTGAGCCTGAGCGCATTACACGAGCACCTATTTGGTGAAAGGTTCGCGGACGCTCATCGCGCCAACACTGACTGTGCTGCGTTGATCCGCTGTGCACGCGAACTATTCAAGAGGGGCGAGTTGTGACATTATTATGATCATCGCATTTTGCGTAATATCAAATAAGTCTAAATGGAGGCTGCCATACGCATTCGAACCGGATATAGCTTCCGCACCGCCATAGGCAGCATCCCCAACGTTATCGCGCGTCTAAAGGCGATTGGCTGGAGCCATGCGCCCATTTCTGACCGGCTATCGACCTTTGGCTTTACCAGGTGGACCAAGGCGGCCAAGAAGGCTGGACTACGCCCTATCTATGGGGTTGAGCTGCCCGTAGGCGAGGGCGATCACTGGACCTTTTTCGCCCTCCGGGAATTAAGGCCTTTACACAACTTGATCTATATAGCTACGGACCCAGAGAACCGCCATCCTGGGCTAACCTGCGAGCAGGCAATAGACGGTCCTGGGGTAGTCAAAATAACTGGCAACCGGGCCAACCTAGCAGGTTTTCCGCCGCGACCGGACCTATACATCCCGCTAACGCCCTCCCTGCCCATAGGCCTCGCACGGAAGGCGCTAGCCGGTGGCTACCAGTTTATCGCTAGCTCTGACAACGCCTATACCTGCGAGGAGGACAAAGAGCTGTACCGCGTCGCCCTAGGCAAGCGGGCGGATACTCAGACCTACCCTCAGCACATCCTATCGGACGGCGAGTGGGCGACCTCAGTAGCACACCTGGCAGACTTTGATACCATATCCCTGGCGCTCGACAACCGCGACGCGGTTATGGAGAATTGCCGCGCGCAGCTCAAGAATGCTACGCTGCTCAAGCCGCAGACCAACAAGACGCTCCGGCAGCTTTGCGAAGAGGGCGCGGCGCGCACAAGCACTAATCTCAGCGATCCAGTCTATTACGCAAGACTGGAGCGCGAGCTGGAATTAATCGAGCAGAAACAATTCGCAGATTATTTTTTTATTCTTGCTGATCTGATGGCGTTCGCGAAAGAGGTTATGATCTGTGGACCGGCGCGCGGGTCCTCTTGCGGTTCGCTCGTTTGCTATTTGCTCAACATTACGACAGTTGACCCTATTCCTTTCGGGCTGCTGTTCGAGCGCTTCATAGATATCAATCGCAGCGACCTTCCTGACATCGATATTGATTTGAGCGATGAGCGGCGGCACCTGATGTTCCAATACGCAGAACAAAAATACGGCCGCGAACGGGTGGCAAGGCTCGGCACCGTCCTGCTATTTCGGCCACGCTCCATCCTTAACCAAACCGGTGCCGCGTTGCGCATCCCGAAATGGGAGATTGAAAAGGTTGTTGATACACTCTTGGAGCGCAGCGGTGGCGACGCTCGCGCGCTACAGACCTTGGAGGATAGTTTTACTGACACTGAGACCGGCCGCAACTTTATTGAAGCTCATCCAGCCGCACGAATTATGGTTCCGATGGAAGGTCATCCAGTAGTGGCGGGTCAGCACGCCGCGGGCATCATCATCACCAACGAACCAATAGCAGAATACGTCGCTATGGACGGGCGCACTGGCGCGGTCATGTGCGATAAGAAGGACAGCGAGGATCTTGGCCTACTCAAGATCGATGCGTTAGGGCTAACGCAGCTTTCCATATTCGAGCGTTGTTTGGAGCTGATTGGCGAGCAACCCAAATCAGGCTGGTTGGAAAAATTGCCGTTCGATGACCAAGCCGCATTTGATGTTCTTAATCGGGGACATTTCGCTGGTATCTTCCAATTCAATGGACAGGTATTGCAGAGCGTAACCAAGCAGGTTGCCGCTAGCGCCTATCCAGTCTCCCACCTTAATGACATCGTCCAGATAACTGCCCTTTCGCGTCCAGGTCCAGCCGCCAGCGGCGGTACACTCGCTTGGATTAGACGGCGCACAGGATTAGATCCAGTAACCACGATCCATCCGCTTTTGACGGAGCTGACAAAGGACACTTATGGCGTAGTGATCTTCCAAGAAACGTGCATGCGTGTGGTGCGTGAGATTGGTAACCTATCCTGGGAAGATACCAGTTCCATCAGGAAGGCTATGTCCGGGCGGCTGGGCGATGAATATTTTTCTCAGTTCTGGGGCAAGTTTCTTTCCGGAGCGCTCGCCAACGGCATCGAAGAGACGACGGCCAAGGCAATATGGGATCAGATATGCACGCTAGGTTCATGGGCTTTCAATATGGCGCACGCCGTGGCCTATGGCATAATCAGTTATTATTGCGCCTATCTCAAAGCCCATTATCCAATCGAGTTTGCTGCCGCTACGCTGGATGCTGAGAGCCTGCCAGACCGGCAAATTGCGCTGTTGCGCGAGCTGAAGGAAGAAGGCATAGACTATAAGTCATTCGATCCCGATCACTCCACAGATAGGTGGCAACCGCTCAAGCGCGAGAACGGCAGCACCATATTGATAGGACCGTTGACCTCTATCAAGGGTATAGGCCCAGCCTTTGTTCAAGAGATCATGAAAACACGCGCCAATGGCGCTGAATTACGGCCAGTGCTCCGGAAGAAGCTAGAGGAGGGCAAGACTGAAATTGATTCAATCTATCCAATCCGCGACGCGATCAACCGGCTGCACCCTTCGCTCCCAGCAGCGAATATTGTTACGACGCCGACACAGTGTTGTGATGTGCAAAGTGGTATCGACAAGGAGGTGCTTGTGCTTGGGCTGGCGGAGCGGCTCGATCAATTTGATATGAATGAGCCTATTCGCATTATGCGCCGCGGCGGTAAGATCTGTCCTCCGCCTACTGCTGCACTCAATATATTTCTGCGTGATGATAGCGACCGGCTATTGTGCCGGATTGACCGCTACCGCTTCCCTGACATAGGCCAGAAGATCATGGAGCATGGCCGTCCGGGCAAGGCGCTGTACGCGCTCAAGGGCTATGTGCTCGCCAATTTTAGAATGCTGATGGTACAGCGGGTCAAATTTTTGGGCGACATAGATCACCCAATCGCGCTAGAGCGCGGCGGAACAACGATCAAGCTACACGCAGGCGAACAGATCGATGCCCCACCGCCTTGATACCAGTTGTCTCTCGCTGTCCGGCGAGCCGGGTGAATAATATATCTTGAAACCGAAAACAAGTAAATAGGAGTTACTTGAGTAGCAAAGATGGACGGTGGTTTAAGGCAACTCTTCAAGAAGCACCTGCCGGAGTTTCATTGGCAAGCGATAGAGACCTTCATAACCGGATCAGGCGTCCCAGATATTAACGGCTGTTTCAATGGTATTGAGGTTTGGATTGAGAACAAATTCGCAAAGGGCAAGAAGCGCGCTCGCGTAACCTTTAGCCCAGAACAAGTCGGCTGGATCGAGCAAAGGCTACGGCATGGCGGTAGAGTATTTATCGCGGTGCGCCATACCACAGCGCAGTCGGATACACTGTATCTTCTGCGTGGCGCAGCGGCGCGTGAATTGATAATTGGAGAGGTCCTTGGGGCTCTAGCGATTGGATCTTGGGACGGCGGACCGGCGTGTTGGGATTGGGATAAAGTCAAGGATTTGCTGCTATTTCAGCCAAAGTAAAAAATACTAGCTTTTTCCTTTTTCAAAGGATATAATAAGGAAGGAGTGTAAACGGTATCGCCTCCGTTTCAAGATGAAACTATCTCGGCTCGCCGGGACAACAGCGAGAGGCGGCAGCCACGCGTGTGCTGAGGCCTAGCAGGCGATAGAAGGGAGGTAGTAATCCAAATGACACTTGTCCCAGAGACAGTCGCTGAAATGCGACCGCCTAGACCGTCTGACATCATCACTGAAGTTGCGGCTTGTATGCGCGCACATTGGGAGGATGAAGAGGAGCTCAGACGATATTACAAGGCAATCTCAGGCGAAGGGCCATCACCACATGGTTCAATTCGTCTCGATGAAGCTGCTTTGACGTTCAAGTTCATAGAGATTGTCAGAGCGAACGGCTATGACAGTCTTTGCAATGTTACTTCGGAAGTTTTACGGAAAGCATTGCGCTATGCTTACAAGCGCAATACTGGCGTACCTATACATCAGCTTGAGCAGCAACGTAAGCGGCTTCGGCATCAACAGCCAGAGCCAGAGTAAAGGCCGAAGGTTGGAGGTTCATCGCCTCCAACCACCTTTTCTTAAGATAAGAGAGAATTCACCCCCGGCTCGCCGGGACAACAGCGAGAGTTGTTTATGGATCCAGGATCGCTGACCTAATGCCCGCCGCTCATACCGACGCCGCCAAAGTGCTGATGGCCGTGCTCGCCATCCTGGAGGAGCAAAGGCCGATGACGCTCCGGCAGCTGTTTTACCAACTGGTGAGCCGCCAGATTATCGCCAATAGCAACTCAGCCATCTCGCGGCTCGGTCATCGGTTAGTCCGGTGGCGCCAAGAGGGCACCATCTCGTGGGATGCGATCACTGTGGAAGATGGTGTGGGCGAACCATCTAAGAAAAAGCCAAAAAATAAGACCAAGAAACCGCAACACGTCCAGGAGAAGCACAAAAAAATTATCGCCTCTGCTGATGAAGGCCTGACCTCTAGCCAGATAGCAGCAGACGTTGGCGTTGGCCAACGTATGGTTGATCGTGTGAAAGAGGTAGAGAATGCTCGTCGTGACGCGCTCAAAGAAATGCTTGGTGCAGTAGCTGCCGAAAATTTTACCGATAGAGGTAAGCTCAGGATTGAAGATGCCATTCGCATTCACAAAGCCCATCTCGATAGGCAATTCGAGCAACGCGTCAATGCAGAGGTTCGCCGTCGCATCGACGAAGCAGATGATGCCGCCCGTAAACAGAACAGGGTGCTGCGTAAAGAGAACTTTGACCTACAGCTCATTGTTGGCCAACGTGGAGTATTCACTGAGACTCAATACCGCCAAATGCTCATGCTTTGTCATCCAGACAATTCTGCTAGTCCAGGATTACGCGCCGCGCTTTTGCAAATTCTAGTCAATAACAAAAAAAGACTTGTTAAACCTGATAGCAATGTAGTAACGATGCGGAGGGCTTAGGACTAGATTATGCTCTGCGATCAAATAGTCCACGACAAGAACCTGCCGAACCAATACCGGGGCTTTGACCATTTACAAAGTAAGATTAACGCGGCGCAAAAATTCATTCTCGCTCCGGAATTTGCCGCGGCAGCGGACGGGATGGTAGACAATATTTCGGAGTTAACCCGCATCGCTCCATTTTGCCGGTTACCATTCCCGCTGACCTGGATGGAATTCTCTCAAAATGATAGACCGAATTTCAGCAAAGCAGAGCTGAAATATCCAGGCTTCCAATACAAGCCTGCTCGCATCGGTTTCCTCATGGAGGCGGAGGACAAGACGATGGCGCGCTGGTGCACATGGTTGCTGTGGAATATTCGGAGGCCAGGAGTGGAGGAGGATAACAACGTCAGCATGATGACCGTTAGCTATGACACCGCCACTAATAACAAAAAGCTAGAGGACGTAGTCAACATCATTGGCATAGCTGATTTTGCCGATAGCATAATCAAGCAATTTCCAGACGCCAAAATCTGGGAGTCAATGGTGAAGCTAATGCGTTCTGATTGGGCGGGTGAGATCCGCTTTCTGATTTCCGCGCTGGGATTGCTCAACGCGCGCAACGTAGCTTCCCACGAACGCGTAGACAAGATCGAGCATAACCGCAAGAGGATCAAGGCTCGCCAGCAGCCGCTGTTCTCGCACACGATATTGAAGCTGAGACCAGCGCACAAACCCAGGATGGTTCGCGGAGTTAGCGGCGATATCCGCGCGGAGGTGCGCTCGCATTTCGTTTCCGGGCACTTCAAGACGCGCCGCACAGGCCTGTTCTTCTGGGGACCGCACAGGCGCGGTAGGGCACAGGCAGGTTTTGTTGATAAGGACTATTTGGTTGAATAAAAATACTTTTAATGAAAGATCAACCGGAGAAAGGTGCTGTGAAAAAACCAAAACCAGTAGAGACCGGCATTATCGAGCACGACTTCACAGGCACCCAGGAAGACTGGGAAGACCGGGTATTCATAGCGGCCACGCGAGCCGGTCATTTCAACGTCATCGCGGCGCGCGATAAGACGACGCAGACTTATCTGAGCTTCTCCGACGCGGCGGTAGCCGCCTGGAATAACCTGGACTTACTGGTGTACGCCGTCGCGCCTTCCGGCCGCTTCATATGTCTAATCCGGAAGCGCTGGAAGCACTACCTAGATTTGCAAAAAGCCACAGAGAAGGCCATAAATGTTTGATTTTACTGCCGAATAAAAAAAAATAAAAAAGGCTTTACTTTTTCTTTTTCTAGTCCTATATTGAGAAAAGCAAAACGAGGAGAAAGCGAAAATGACGAAGCGGAAGGCAGAACACCCTACTACTACGGAGGTCGCGATGACCAAAGTCGTGACTGATCGCGTGCAATTTTATGGAGAGCTGGTCCGCGTGCTTCGCGGGTCGTCTGAACTGGAAAAGAAATGGAATAGGCTCAGTTTCCTCAAGAACGATCCAAACGATATCATGGAGGATATGATGGATGCCTTCATGGAAGCGTACGCCCCTGGAAAAGAAATCAAATAAAAAAAATAAAAAAGGCTTTACTTTTTCTTTTTCTACCCCTATATTGAGATCGTTGAGAAGGAGCACCGGTCCCGCCCTCGATCGGAATAGCGAAACTAGGGGCAACCTAGACCAAACCCTAACCCCGAGACCGAACCCTTAACCCAGTAAAAAGGACCCGAAAAATGACCGAAGCTTCCCTTTCCCAGTTCCGCGCCCTCGCCGAAGCGATGAATTCCGAGCCGACTAACTGGCTCTGGATTGGCCCGCATATGAGCCAGCGGATGTTCGGCATCACCGAAGCGCGCGCTAAGGCCTACGCCGCTCGCCACGGCGGCACCGCCGAAGAGATGCCGCGCAAAGGTGACGGACCGGAGGTTTGCAAGTGCTGCGGGGTGAAAGTTCGTCACGATGGTGGACACCTCTGCGAGGATTGCGGGAGGAGCATATAACCAGGTTAAAAATTGGCCCGCATATGAGCCAGTCGGCATCACCGAAGCGCGCGCTAAGGCCTACGCCGCTCGCCACGGCGGCACCGCCGAAGAGATGCTAAGTCGCTGATTTTATTGCCGAATAAAAAAAATAAAAAAAGACTTTACTTTTTCTTTTTCTACCCCTATATTCTACCTATGGAAACGAGGAGAGTAAAAATGACCACGCAATTCTATAACGTCTACTCGCAGGAAGGCGAACTGTTAATGGTCGCTCCGATGAAAGTTATCGCAGCGGCCTTTCGGATGCGAGCTGAGGCGACGCACCGCGTCGTTTCCGAGCTTACGCGAGAGCGCGATCCCGCGCCAGTCAGTAACGTCTGCTTTAATGGGCGATCGGTGCTGCTTGATTTAAATAATATCCAAATCTGCATATCGCGCTAATAGTCCAGCGGGGAGCGCATCCGAGCGGTGCGCTTCTTGCCGCTGCACTATCGATGAACTGCTGGACAAGTGAGGACTTATCATGAGATCTAAGCGAACTGAGTTTAAAAGCGAAACGGAAACGAAGCCAATGACGAAGCAACAAATAATTGAGTTGCTACAGTGCGCGCTCGATAGCGCCAAATGCGGTGATGATGAGATGCTTGATCGATGCTTGATAGAATTGATCGATGGAGAGACCCGATGACCCGCCGCGGACTTCAACTCCATTTCTCCGGTGGCGATCGGGTATGCGAAAAAGACGGCCGCCACGAAGGCACCGTCATTGCGCAATGGGACTGGACGGTCCGCGTCGCCTGGGACCGCCAGTGCGAAAGCGCACCAATCTGGAAGCAGGAC